CATTGCCAACAGTGAGTTGGGTTCAAGCTGATGTGAAACTGTAGTCCAAGGGGAGGACGTAGATGGCGGGTCACGGAGGAAGAGCAAAGAAGGTCCTACAGCTGGTGAGTCCGGGGGAGTATGCTTCCAAGAAGCTGGCTCCTAAGCCGGTCTTCAAGGACTTGACTGAGCTCTGCCCTGATGACTTCAGCCCGAAGCAACGCGCCAAGTGGGAGCAATTCGCAACTTCGACCGCTGGCATGCGAATCACGACCAAGGATGACTTCGACGCGCTGCGCGAGTTGTCTATTTGGTCGTGCATCTTCGATGAGTGCGTACAGTACTTCGAGGGGCTCAAGAAGAAGTATCCCAAGGATACAGCGAACAACATCTACACCTACTCCAGCGAGACTAGCTCTGGGAGCTTGATCTGGAGGCCCCGCCCTGAGTTTTCAATGATGTCGGAGGCATCTCAAAAGTGCCTCAACTACTACGCTCGATTTGGCCTCACTCCCGCTGACCGCACGCGAGTGAATACCCACGAGAAGCAGCTCAACCCGAAGGAAGGAACCGGCGACGATGAGTTCACCTAAGCCTCCCCGCACCAAGCGGAAGGCCGCCAAGTCGAGCGTGACGATGCCTCCCCCCTCGGGGAGCAAGCACGTTCAATTGGCGATGGACTACATCAAGCAGGTACTCAGCGGGGAACGGTCCGCTTGCAAGCTCGTGCATCAGGCTTGCGCTCGTCAGTTGGACGACCTTCGACGGTTCAAGGACCATCCCATTTACTACTGGGATGAAGAGAAGGCCGGGAGGGTTTGCCGATTCATCGAGAGGCTCCCCCACGTGAAGGGGCCCAAGGCCAAGCCCTCCAAGTCCGGAGAGGAAGGGCTCATCGTTCTGGAGGGTTGGCAATGCTTTATCCTCACGACGGTGTTCGGTTGGCGTCGTAGGGACAAGAACAGCCGCCGGTTCCGTCGAGTGTACATCGAGGTTCCCCGAGGGAACGCCAAGTCAACTCTCTCCTCCGGAGTCGGAGCGTATTGCCTTGGGAAGGACGATGAGCAAGGCGCTGAAATCTACAGCGCCGCAACCAAGAAGGACCAGGCCAAGATTGTCTTCGACGTTACTCGCAAGATGCTCGAGAAGCGTCCGGAATTTTCCAAGAAGGCCGGTTTTGAGGTCAACGCTTTCGACATCCAGCACCGAGATACCAACTCCAAGTTCATCGCACTCTCCCGGGATAGCGATGGTCTGGACGGTCTCAACGTACACCTAGCGGTCATCGATGAGCTTCACGCTCACAAAGACCGCGGCATCTACGACGTAGTGGAGACCGGCTGCGGAAAGCGGCCCTCTTCACTACTCTGGTGCATCACTACAGCCGGCAGCGATACCTCGGGCATCTGCTACGAGGTGCGACGCTACTGCCTGAAGGTGTTGGACGGAACGGTCAAGGATGAGAGTCAATTCGCCATCGTCTACACCATCGACGAAGGAGACGACTGGACGGAGCTTTCGACTTGGATCAAGGCGAACCCAAACTGGGACGTGAGCGTGGACGTGGAAGCGTTCACCCAGCTCGCCATGAAGGCGATTCAGGTTGTCTCCGCGCAGAGTAACTTCAAGACGAAGCATCTCAACATCTGGTGCAATTCCGACTCCCCTTGGATGGATATGGCGTACTGGCATCGGTGCGCTGATCCAAACTTGAATGAGGAGGACTTCATCAATAGCACCGACGAATGCTACATGTCGGTGGACCTTGCGTCGCGCACTGACATTGCGGCCCGAGGTAAGCTGTACGTTCGTCACCAGAAGGTTCCGGAGGAGCGGAAGCAGTCCTGCGCTCGGTGCGCTCGTAAGGAGTCGGAGCATCTTGTGGAGGAGCGCGGGTGTACAGCGTTCGTCTCTCCTGGGGATGTCGAGCCTCACTACTACCTCTTCATGGACTGCTACCTCCCCGAGGACGCGGTGATGGATGGCCGCAACGCTTCCTATGAGGGTTGGGCGGGGGAGGGTTGGATCAAGACTACCCCTGGGGCGACGCTCGACTTCAACGAGATCAAGCGCGACATCATCGCGGATGCGAGTCGAGCCCACGTCATCTCTATCGCATATGACCCTTGGCAAGCTGCGCAGATGGCGACGGAGCTCACCGACATCGGTCTGGAGATGATTGAGGTTCGTCCTACGGTCGCAGCATTCAGCGCTCCGATGAAGGAGTTGGACGCACTTGTTCGAATGGGCCGGCTGCACCACAACGGGAATCCCTGCCTGGAGTGGCAGGTGTCGAACGTCGTCTGTCACACGGATGCGAAAGACAACATCTACCCCCGGAAAGAGAAGCCCGAGTTCAAGATTGACGCGGTGGTTGCCGCGATCATGTCAATGAGCCGGGCCATGTTCGCCGGGGACAACACCTATGAGTCCCGAGGGATGAGGCAGCTATGAGCTTCTGGAACCGTATTGCTTCGGCCTTCCGCCCGAAGAATGACTTGCAGCGGGATGACCCCCGTCGCTACATGCAGAACATCCCTTACCAACTACCCGCCGGGGTAGTGGTGACGATGGACAGCGCTCTTCAGTTGAGCGTTGTCTGGGGATGCGTGATGGCGATTACAAACGCCATCGCTCCTCTCCCTTGGAACGTGTTCGACATCCTGCCCGATGGTCGCCGGAGGTTGGTTGCCGATGACCCCCTCGGGAAGTTGCTGAGCGTCCGACCCAACCCCGAGATGACCGCCATCGCGTTCCGAGAAGCGATGTTGATCAACAGCTTGACGTGGGGCAACTCCTACGCTGAGATTGTCCGGAGTCGCAGCGGCAAGGTCGGGGAGCTTTGGCCCCTCATGCCGGACCGGACTTGGCCCGTACGCAACCGGGAGTCGGGCCGGTTGGAGTACATCTACCAGCAGGAGATGGGAGGGTGGGTCACTCTTCAGGCTGATCAGGTCTACCATCTTCGAGGCCCGGGCATCACGGGCTTGATGGGCGACAACATGGTCGCTCGAGCATCCAAGACTCTCGGGCTCTTGGCGGCCCAGGAGAGGTTTGCTAGTGTCTACTACGGGAACAACTCCGTGGTGGGCGGTGTCCTGGAGTACCCCAAGACGCTGACGGACTCGGCTTTCAAGCGGCTCAAGGATGACCTGGAGGATAAGCACAAGGGTCCTGACCGCGCCTTCCGTCCGTTGATCTTGGAAGGTGGGATGGTTTGGAAGCCGCAGACGGCGAATGCTCAGGAGTCGCAGGTGCTCGACTCCCGTCGCTTCTCCATCGAGGACATCTGTCGTTGGTACGGTGTTCCCCCTCACAAGGTTCAACACTTGGACCGTGCGACCTTCAACAACATCGAGCATCTCTCGATGGAGTTTTACAACAGCGCGCTGAAGCCTTGGAACGCGCGCATGGAGCAGGAGGCGGATCACAAGTTGACTCCTGCCCCCAACCGGATCACGGCGCTTGATGCGTCGAGCTTGACGCGCGGTGACTTCAAGACGCGGGCCGAAGGGTATCAAGTCATGCGTCGCATCGGAGTCTACTCCGCCAACGACATCCTTCATCGAGAGGGTGAGAACGGCATCGGTCCCGAGGGAGACATCCGCATCGTCGAGTCCAATATGCAGCCGATGAAGCAACTCGGCTTCCAGAAGGCTCCGGAGATTTACCAGTACCACATTGACGCGGGTATCCCAACGGTCAACGAGGTGCGCGAGCGTCTCCAGCTTCCTCCGATTCCGGAGGGTGACGTGCCGGCGAACGCCATCAAGGCTGCCCAGGAACAGGAGCTTCAGGACTCGGAGCAGAAGCAGCTTCCCGAGAAGCCTGCTCAGCCTCAGCTTCCCCCTCCCCCGGAGGAGCAGCCGAAGGAGAAGCCCAGCAGCAACAACCTCCTCATGGAGTCTGTTGCGCTCCTTCTCGGGTCTACCTTCGAGAGGTACTCCAGAAGGCTCGCCAATCGGTCGGCAGACCTTCGCTCGCGCAAGTTCAAGCGCACCGACTTCAACGCGAACATGTCGGAGGAGCGGGAGCGTCAGCGTCCTCTCATGCTCGAGGAGTGCCGAGAGGTTGTTGAGATTCTTCAGAAGGCCGGGGGGAAGGTGGAGGGGTATGACGCGCTGATTCTCTCGGCACTCGACAACATCGACACCGGGGTTGGGAGCGAGGGAGAGGAAGCCTGGAAGGTCGTGCGGGAAGTCCTCCCTCTCAACCAATCCCTTCCGGCTGAGATGTACCTCATGAAGACGTTCACGGAGGAGTTGGCGCGCGTCCTCCGTCCTCCTGCTCCTCCCCCTCCCGCTCCCCCAGAGGAGATGAAGAAGGAAATGAAGATCATCCGCGATCAGAACGGCGTGGTCATTGGTGCCACGTTCGTGAAGGAGAGGGTGTAACATGTCCGCTACTACAGCCGTTTGTAACTCGTACAAGAGAGAGGTGTTGGAGGGAGTACACCTATTGGCGGACAGCTATTACATCGCGCTCATCAAGAATGGGGCGGCAGGTTCCTTCGACAAGACCACGACCAACTACTCTGAGTTGGGGGCTGATGAGGTTCCCAACGGGTCAGGCTACTTGACGGGAGGGATGTCGTTGACGGGCATCCTTTCAGGCCTCTCGGGAGATACAGCCTACCTGGAGTGGGACAACGCGGTGTGGAGCAACGCAACCATCTCCGCCATCGGAGCGATCATCTACAACGCAAGCAGGGCCAACAAGGCGGTGATGGTCATCTCCTTCGCAGACACCGCAGCCATTCCTATCTCTTCAACCAACGCAGCATTCACCGTCATCATCCCTTCCAGCGGAGTCGGACAAATTCGTCTGACGTAGGAAACCGAGGGCTTCCATGAGTAAGAGCAACGCAACGGAATTGGACATCCTGAAGTTCATCTTCAACCTCACCGCTATCCCGTGGGCTGCGAACGGTACGTGGTACGTGGCGCTGCACACGGCTGACCCGCTCGATGCCGGCGACCAGACGACCAACGAGGCAACCTACACTGGGTATGCCCGCGTGGCGATCACGCGCGGCACGGGAGCGGGTGCCTTCACCGTCGGCAACCCCACCACCAACGTTTCTGAGATCACCTTCCCGCAGTGCACGGGAGGGCCTGAGACGTTGACGCATATGAGCATCGGTCTTGCGGCGAGCGGGGCCTCGCAGATTCTGTACTCTGGAATCCTTGCTGCTCCCCTCGCTGTCGCCAACCTCATCACTCCCCGCGTCATCGCCGGGGCCTTCAGCACTTCGGAGGACTAGCCATGGCTCTCTCTTCAATCGACGCACTGCTGGCGGCCATCGCTGCCAACCAGACGGAAAAGACCCAATTCGTCCGGACCATCCAGACGGGTGCGACCACCGCTGCTGGACGATGGCACGAGCTTCTTTCCCTCGCAAGTGGTACTGGTGGCGGCATGACGCTGACCGGAACGCCTGGGACTGGCATCGTGATGAACGGGTCTACGGCTGGCCGCATCCCGATTGGTGCTGATGTGGGTACGAGCGCCAAGCGACGGCTGCTGGGGATGAGCGCGTGGACTACTTCGACGCTTCTGGTGCCGGGTATCTTATTGCTCACGGACATCATCCACATCTATCCGTCGTGCGTACTCGTTACGACGCCAAGCACGTTGTCGAACCACCCAACGTGGACTGGGACCGGCGACACGCGCATGACGAGCGCCGTGGGCGTCCAGGCGTCCATGCTCCTGACGACGGCCAGCAGCGCGGCAGGTCAGCAGACGTTGACTTACCTTGACCAAGCGGGCAACTCACAGGCGCAGAGCGGCTCCCTTTTTGGTGTCGTGGCGGCGCACCCGTCCGGTTGCTTTGAGGCCCAGGTGGGCTTGACGGCTACCCCGGGCGGATTGAATATGGGTCTTGCCGCT